TTGCCAGCGTTGATGACGCGAACGACATAACGGCGTACCTGCCGGGGGCATCGGACACTAACACTTCGACCACTGGGTACTACAACACTACAGGTTTTGTCACGATAAACGGCGTTGATCTATCGACAGAGGACGATGTAATCAGACCTGGTAGCCAAGGGAGCATGATTTACCTGCGCGACACAACGCTCACTGTTGGGGCTGGATCGTCGGACACCGCGTTCAAGGTAATAGTCGACGGCGTAAGTGTGCAAATGGATGGCGGAACCATTGATTTTAATAGTACGCTGAACAGCCTCGCCCAGCTTAATAACGGGGGAAAGTTGACACTTAAAGGGGTGGTATTCACAGGATCGGCATTGTCGAATATGTTTATAGCCGGCATGGGCGCCAATGGCGGCGCGCAGGTGCAAATTGAAGGCTGCGACTTATCCACAATAACCGGTACGCTGATGCCCAGTCTGTCCATTGTAACTTGTGACATCGTTAAGTGTGTGTACAAAAACTGCAGGCTCAACGCTTCCGTAACACTGCACGGCACACTCAATACCCCGATGCACCGGTTTGAAATGTACGGGTGCGACGACTCCACCGGTAACGCACTGCATCGGTTTTATATCGCTGACGGCGCCGGCACCGCCAAGAACAGCGACTCTGTCTATGTCACAGCTACCGATTCTTGGTACGGCGGCACTGACAAGTCGTCTATACAGGTTGACACCACAAGCCAGTGCAACCGCGTGAAACCGTTTATCTTCGAGCTTCCGCAGCAGTACGTTGACCTTGCCGCGACTGGCAGCGATGTCGTCACGCTGGAAATGGTCACGACTGAGGTACTGAACAAGCAAGACATCTGCGCCTTTATGGTCTACCCAGACGGCACAACCGCGGTTATCCCTAACACGGTGTCCAGTGGTCCCTCAGCGACCGGCTTCTACGGCTGCGATCCGTTAGACGATTCTACAGCCATGCCAGCGGGCGATCTGGGCGCAGCTGACTGGACTGGCGAGCCGGCTGGAAGTCCTACACCGAACTTTTACAAGTTGGAACTTGACACGACCGGAGACCCCGGGCAGCAGGCAGCGGTATCCGTGAGAATTGAGGTGTATAAGGATTTAACGGCGCCTGTATACATACACCCACTATTTCAGTTGAGCTGATATGGCGCGGCTTTACCTCGCAAATGGGCGAATCTTCCGGGAGGATACCGAAAAGCTGGCCCTTGCAAACGGCCGGATCTTAAAGTCGTCCACGTCTAGCGGAACACCGTTTATTGCCGCAGCGCTAGCGTCTGTTATATTGTTCTCAGGCGCGCAGCCAGACCTGAACATAGGATCAAGCGGAACAGCGCAAGCGGGGGACATCCTATACAATGGCGCGCAGCCGGCCCTTGTCGTTGGCGCAAATGTGCCATTCGTCGACCAGGCATCCAGCGGCACCATTCTGTACACGGGCCAGCAGCCGGCGGCGGTAACCGGGCAGGCAGCCGCTGCGCAAGCTGGTGCTGTGCTTTACGACGGCCAGCAGCCGGCCCTTGTCGTTGGCGCCGTCATACCCTTTGTGGATCAGGCAGCGGTGGGAGGTGTGCTGTATAACGGCCAGCAGCCGGCGGCCCGGAGCGGTGTATCTGCGCAAGGGGTAACCGGCGAGATTCTTTACGACGGCCGGCCGGCTACGGCGCAGTACGGGATATCCGACCAGGGTACGACGGGGTCGATAATCTACAGTGGCCAGCAACCTGTCCTTGTTTTTGGTGACTCGTTTGTAGACCAGGCAACGTTCGGCAGTGTACTGTACAACGGACAGCAGCCGGACAGTGTGAATGGGGCTGTGGTTCAAGCCGGCGCCGCCGGAATCCTATACGACGGCCAGCAGCCTACGGCGCTGATAACACAGCAGTTTGTCGACCAGGCAGCGGTCGGCAGTATCCTATTTTCTGGTCAGCAGCCGACAATACTGTCGGGCGGCGCGTTCATCGACCAGGCAGTGGTCGGCAACGTACTGTACGAAGGACAGCAGCCTGTCGCGCAAAACGGTTTTGTGGATCAGGTTACTACAAGCGCCGTCCTATACAACGGCCAGCAGCCTACGGCACAAGCGGGTTACTCGGATCAGGGCGCCGCCGGCAATATCCTGTACAACGGCCAGCAGCCCGGGCTCGTATCTGGCGGCGTAACATTTATTGCGACGCCCGATTCAAGTGCAATATTGTTCGACGGACAGCAGCCGACTGCCGCTGTGGGTCACATAGACACTGCCCAATCTTCCCAGATAGTGTATACTGGTAGCCAGCCAAGCATTTTTAGGCGCGTAACTGTCTTACAAGGGCAGTTGGTGGTAACTCTAATCGGTGATGGTTTAACGGTGTCATTAGCGGCCGAAAATTTAACCGTAACACGGATTGAGGTAGTTTGATGACTTGCATACTCCCACTATCATCGCAAATTTGTTATGTTCGCGGGGACACAAAAGCGATACGGATAAAAGTTGAAGTCCTGGATGACACTGTCAGCCCGCAGCTGCAGCCGCTGGACATAAACGGGTACAGCTTTACGTTGACAGTTAACACCGAGCAAGACCCCGTAGCTGGTTCACCGGGCAACGGTACGCAGCTATTGTCCATTGCCGGCACTGTCGGGTCGCCCACAAGCGCGGGGATCGTTGACTTTTCCCCGGCGCTGATTGATTCCGACGCACTGCCAGCCCCCGAAACGCTCTATTACGATATTCAGATGACAGATGTTCCGGGCGTGAAGCGAACCATAGCTAAGGGCGAGTTTGAAACTATTATGGACATAACAAAGTAATGGCCTTAACTATCGAAGACGGCACAATTGTTGCGGGCGCAAACTCATACGCGACGCGCGTTGAAGCGAACGATTTTTTTAAGGACGTAAACGACCCAGTTTGGGCCACGGTTACCAACAACAACAAGGACGCCGCGCTGGTCAACGCTTGGCGTTATTTGCAGCAAAAGTACCGGCTTAGATGGCTCGGGAGTCGCGCGGACGCTAACCAGTCCGGTGATTGGCCGCGTAGGGGTGTTCCCGTCGTTGACTTTTTTGACCCGTTTTTCAACCAAGTAGGTGTACCCCTGTCATTCCAGGACACGTACTTTATCGCAGAAAACGAAATCCCGCTGGAAGTAAAAGAGGCGCAGATGCTACTCGCGCGCGCGCAAGTCGACGATTCCGGCGGCCTAACTGTAACACTACAGGCAGCGCTAGGGCGGCAGACCAGCAAGGAAAAAGTCGGTAGTCTGGAGGTTCACTATATGACCCCGGCAGACGGCGGAAGTGCTCGCCAGACAACCGAATACTGGGACGCTATGCAACGGATAGCGCCATTCCTGAACCCGTCAGCTGGTACGACAGGAAGATTATCAAGGAACTGATATGTCAGGAAGATTAGACAGCCTGCAAGGTGTCGCCACAAAATTAATTAATGATTTCGGCGGCCCTGCGACCCTTCGGGCCATAACGCAGACATACAGCGCGGCCACCGGTTCGACAACAGACACTTTCGCAGACTCTGGCGTAATAGCGACACCGCCGGAGCCGTATGCTGTTGGCAGAATTGACAACAGCGCTATACAGTCGCGCGACCTATCAACACTTGTCCAGGGCGCCGGACTGACTCCAAAAGTTGGCGATCGTATGCTGAAAGATGGCGTGGACTACCAGATTGTAGCAGTTAGGCCACAGTCCGCCGGGACAGTTATCGCTTTCTATGAGCTCCAGCTGCGTGTGTAATGGCCGGGCTGCGATTCAAGAACCAAGCGCGGTTCTCAGTAGACCTTCGTAAATTCGACGACTTAACAAAGGAACAGGCAGCCGCGCTTTTGCGTAAGGTGGCGTTCCAGTTGCTGGGCCTGATTGTTACCAAAACACCGGTGGACACCGGCCGGGCACAGAACAATTGGCAGGTGTCGGTCGACACCGGTTCACGGGAAGCAGTGATCGCTGGCAAACGCAGCAAAGCCGAAATCGAGGCAGAGGCGCTATCAGCGCTCGCTTTCGTTAAGCCATTCTCCACCGTATTACTGTACAACAACGTGGAGTACATCGTGTTTCTAGAAGAGGGTTCCAGCGGACAGGCACCGCGCGGCATGGTACAGATATCCATTCAAGAGGTTGAAAATCAGTTTCGTTAACTGTTAAAATAGGTAGTTATGGGACATTCTGCAGATGCATCGACAATTCGTCAACGCTTTGACGCGGAATGGCCTTTGTTACATCCGGGCGTTGTACACACGTTTGGCGATGTCGAAACCGACCCGCCAGACGCCGACACGTGGGTGCGCGTCAGCACCCTGTCCGGGGCACAAACTCAGGTCAGCATGGGGAAATTGCGTCGATTTCGTCGGGTTGGAGTGGTTATTGTGCAAATATTCGTTCCCGCTGGTGGTGGGGACGGAGTGGCTCGCGAGCTTGCGGACAGCGTCGCCGCGATATATCAGGGCCGAACAGTGAATGGCGTGATTTTCCGGGGAACGGGACTAACACGAGTTGGTGCAGACGGTGCATGGGTGCAGTACAATGCGTCGACGCCTTACCAGGCCGACGATTTGGTGCCAATAACGCCGTAAATTATAACCCCGAAGGGAGTGCAACAAGATGTCAGATTCAAGCTCTGTCCAGTTGTTCTTCGTGGAAGAAACCGCGTGGGGCGAAATTCCGGATGTAAGCCCGTTGGTGCTATCCGAATTCCGTTTTACTAACGAATCTTTGACGCAGAATACCGAAACGGCCACATCGGAAGAGATCCGAAGTGACCGACAAGTCGCGGACATTATCCGCACGCAGGTTGGCGCGGGTGGCGACGCCGGCCTGGAATTGTCGTTCGGCAGTCACGATCCACTGTTTGCGGGCGCCTTATACGACAACTTTTCGACCGAAGTCAACGAGACCAGCGTAGACATATCCGTCACGCAGCCTTCACCGTTAGTGAACACTAGCATTTTCACGAATGTAGGCGGGGGCAGTCCTGATCCGTTCAGGAACATCGTTGCGGGGCAGTTTATTCGCCTGACAGGTTCCGTCGCTTCGCCGAACAATGACGGC